TTGTTAACCGCTAAAAAGATGCAAACAATAATGAATGAAGTTGTTGGCGGGAAGATAGTAAAAGAAAACGAAACAGGCGAAGCAAAAAAGTTCAGACAAGAATGTGTTGCTTCAATAAAAAGAACAAGAAAGATTGCAAAAGAAAAAGGAATCAAAAATACAGTTATCGACTTTACTCCTGAATTTCCATAAAAAAAGCCCCCTCAGAATCGCCTGAGAGGTGCTTGTAAAACTCTTCGCTTATGATTGTACCTACTAAAAAGCCCCTTTCGGGGCTGTTCGCTTTAGCGGTAAAGGTAGCTTCCGTATGGGTCAGCATTAGCAAAACATCTTTTGCGGCTTGCTTCATCTAAAAGATCATATCTTGCGCCTTTTGCGGGGGCGTTCCACCCTGCGGCTTTGTAAACAAGACCTGTATTTTTATCAACAAAGCTATGAACACTTAGTTGATCTGTATTTTTACCATCGCGACCAACAACAATTTGAGTGATCTTGTAAAAACGTCTTCCGTGTCTTTTGTAGAAATTGTAATCGTTTGTTTTACTGTTTAGAACTTCAAGGTATTTTTCAACAAATTTGTCGATAGTTCTTGTTTTTTCGATAATCTTGTCGAAGTGTTCTTTGATTGAAAAGGTTTCCATTTGTTTGATTGGTTTAGAACAATTTAATTATAATATAATTAATAGAGGGTGTCAACCCCCTAAAAATTATAGTCGTAGAAAGCCCGCCATCCTTTACCCAAGGCTGTAGGGTTTCGAGAAGAATCGCCACATTGGCACCATCTGCCGTCCTGTCTCAAACCGAACTTCATAATCCCGCCTTTTTCGTTTCTTGTGATGTCGTATTGAAGCTCGCGTTGATTTGTGCAATGGCCTGCGAATCCACCGGGAATAATGTTTGGCTTGATTTCCTTGTTTAGTTTGTAGCTATCAGTTTGAACAGTAACGAATTTTTTTGTTCTTTTGATAACTGTGCAAGGATGAATGTCAGAGTAATAAAGAACGTGCGCCTTGTCTCCGATTTGCGGATTGAATCCTAAAGTTACGTCTCCGTTTTCCATTGGTTTAGTTGGTTTGTGAACGATTTAATTATAATAGAATAAATTTGATTTTGTCAAGTCAAATGAACTTCTATGTTGTGATTTTTGTTTAACTCGTCAGCATTAACTCGACAAGTTTCGTTGTAAGTCCAAGGGTCATCAAGAACTAATTCGATTGCATTACATAACATTGTTTTAACTGTTTTGTAATAATGATCTTTCCAATACCTTTCAGGCAATGTTCTAGCAGTCATCTTGCAAACGTCCTTGATACCTTTTGCAATGTCTCTGAAATCAACTTCATCATAAGTTTGATATTCATTTTCAAAACGTGTTTGTGCTATGTAAGGAACAGCATCGAAAAGATTGACAGTTTTAAAATTTTCCATTGGTTTGATTTGTTTCGTACAAATTAATTATAATATAATTAAATAAACTTGTCAACCCCTAATAAAAAACCCCCATTTCTGGGGGCGATATTATCAAGAGCCTGCAAGTCTTCTTTGACCTCCGCCTGCAACTTGTCGATTCAATCCAACTCTTCCGCCTGCGGCTGACCCTGCCCCGCTTCCAGAACCGCCATGTGTGAAACCTGATCTTGTTCCAAGCCTTGGGTATCTTTGGTTCATAAAATCCTTAACAGCGGCAAGTTCTAAATTGTTTGACTTAGTAACAGCCAAAGCTGATTGATTGATTGTCTTGCTTTCTGTTTGGATTTGTCTGCCGTCAGTTTCTTCTTCTTTTCTCATTTGTTGGAACCTTTGTGCAACTTTGTAAGCCCAAGCCTTCCTGAAACTGTTTCTGTGTGCTGAACCCATCATCGCAACTTGAAATGGGTCTTCTTTGCAATGCTTCGCCCAATCATCTTGTAAAGCCTGCAAAAGATATTCAGTATAGATTTCAATTTCTAACTGTCTAGCTTTTGACGCAAGAACTTCCATCTGTCTTGTTCCGCCGCCGAATCTGTTGCCGTCTTCATCTTTTACGCAATAGATAATTCTGCCGTTATAGAAGTTTGCAACCGCGTTCAAAATTATTGAAGTTGCAGGGTCGATTCTTTTATAAGGCTCGCCGAATCTAAATGCGATTGCTTCGATGTCTTCTTCAACAGTTGCCATGTCCAACTGTTGTTCAAGCTGTTCCCTTGTGATGCCTTTTTCCTGAAGTTGTTTTTCAAGTTTTTCTTCTGCGGCTTTTGCTTCATGTGGATTTGATGAAGCTGTAAGGCCAAGGATTTTTGAAAGAACTGAAAGTGATCTCATGTTGGTTTGATTTGTTTAGAACATTTTAATTATATCATAATAGATTTAATAAGTCAACCCCTCTAAAAAATTAATTCTAAAAAAATTGATACTTGACAAATCTAATTAATTATATTATAATAGGATTGAGGGTCAAACCTCAGAAACTTGAAAATTGAAAACCAATTAAACCAAAAGGAGAAATTCTTATGTCTGAATTAGGATGTGACTCTTTGTATTTTGGAAACAAAATCTTAGAGATCAATCAACTTAAAGCCCCTTATGTTCTAAGGACGGATGGTAACAAAGAGCTTATACAGGCTCAACTTTTACCAAGAGTCGGTCAAGAAGTAAATGTTTCTTGGCTCGCAGATCACAACACGGGTCGAAACTGTCATCAGACACAATTGTCCATACAAGGTAAACTTGAAGGATTAGTAAACGTTGAAGGCGAGGGAACTTATAGAGTTCTTATAAATGACCAAACCTACACTTACTTCTTCGATAGTAATATCTGGCAGATTAGTCAAAAAGACAAAGATGCTCGATTAATTATTCTTATCGACAAGACCTCCAACACAGACTACAACTATCAAGAAAAAGTTGACCCAATCGGATATGCTTTAGAACTTGAAAGCCGTGGCCTGATCTAAGTATTACTTCGCCCCTTCGGGGGCGTTTACTTATCCATCCATTTTTCAAACAGGCTGTCAGGCTGAAACGCTTTTGCCAAGAAATTACCATAAAGATTATTGTCTAATATCTTTAATCCATCTTTCTTTGTAAAAGTCGCAACCAGTATTGCTTCGCCCGCTTTGTTCATATCG